AAAAAAGCTCCTATTTCCATGTCAACATACTGGGGTAGTCATGCTATGCCAGTCAAAAAAACAGATGGCATTGCTGTTATTATCCAAATTAGTGGAGAGGAATGTGATTATGCTCAAGAAGAGCTTGTATTGGCTGACACATAATAGTTTCTACTGTTTTGTGGTACATGGTTGGTATCCATCTCGGTTACGCATCCATCATCTTCATTGTCCTGAATGTGACCGTGATTGGTGGTTTCCGTTTGATAAGTAATCTGGTATAAGTTACTTGAATTGTCCCTTAAAATTGTTATATTAAAGGGATGATTAACCCCGTTATACCCATAAGGAAAACTGATTTGTCAAAACTTTTAAACAAAGTTCTGTTCTTCGATTTTGAGAAAGGTTCCAAAACATTAGGTAACAATACTCTTATTGAAGACTTGTTTGGCTACCCAGTATTAAGACCCGATTCATGGGCTGCTTTTGAGGCTACCATAGCTCAACTCTTTGATATCAAGATAATGAATATCAAGAAGAAACTGGCTAATATTGATGTAGTTGAACCAACACGTGTACTTCTTCCCAAAGAGGGAGTACCCCTAGATGCACTTGTATTAGATACATTTTCTGAGTTAGCCAAGAAGTACCAACGTACACTTGTTGGAAAAGATGGTAAATTAAAGATTGATGGTTGGGGTAAACTCAAAAACGCCATTGATATGAAAATGGAAGATATTACACGTATTCCTTGTCATCTCATTGTAAATGTCCATGCTAAAAAGGACAATCTTGATGATGGCTCAACCCCACTCATTCCATATATTGATGGTTCTTCTAAAGAAGACCTTGCTAAATGGTTTGACTTCGTAGTTTATACGAAAACAGTACCTGCACCCGGCAACAAATTGAAGTTCATGTGGCACATTAACAAGACTTCTACATTTGCTCATGCCAAAGATAGAACTCAGACTTTACCTGCTGAGATACCTCAAGACTATCGTGTTCTATTAGATGCAGCGAAAAAAGCTGGATGGCCTAATGCTAAAATATTAGTAATTGGTACACCCGGTTCAGGTAAAACAAAATCGTTAGAAACTCTAGTTCAAGAAATCCCCGATACAAAAGCTAAAGAGGAGAAATCTTAATGGCTCTGAGAACATCAACGCAACGTACAGGCGGTAGTGACTTTTCACCCGGTTGGAAATTGCTTACAGTACAAAAAGCTAGTGGTGGTGTATGGAACAATGAAACACCATTCCGCGACGTATGGTTTGAAGGTTATCCCGATAACATGAATCTGCGTATCTTTTCCAAGACAAATAAAGATGGAGAAGAGTTCGTGCTAGCTAACTTCTATAAACATGCCAATGCTGGTATTGTTGAAGTGCTTGAATCAGCTAGTGGTGCTGCAATAGTATCATTTGACGATGAGGCTGAAAACCTTGTCGGTGCTCAAATGTGGGTTTATTTCTACAAAGAGCCAAGTGATAGTGACCCTGATAAAGAATACACTCGCATGTTAGACCGTATTGCTCCTGTTGAAACTGAAGCGTCTGATAATGTATTGCCATATACGGCTAAAGATGTAGAGTATTTCAAAGGTCGAGCAGAGACTTTCTTTGAGGAATATCGTAATCCTTATAAAGACAGACCGGGAACTCCCGAAGTCTTTAGTGTAGAAACTCCTGTTATTGAAACACCAACTGCTGAAGTTATCGAAACCGTAAAGGCTGCTGACGACTACATGTAGAATTAGATGACTGTGATGGGGTGAGTGGGCGATGCGCTAGCCACCCCTAGTCGTCTACCTATGAGAACAAAATGCAAATAAATACAATCGCTGACCATATTATTGAGTTCGCTCATTATATTGAACAGCACAAGTCTGACCCTTACTTCATGACAAGTGATATACATAAACTATCATTAGGTAATTATAAAGGTGTGTCACAACCGACACACGGTTCACCTGAGTCCTATGAACGTGTCTTTCGCAAGATTCGCACTGACCCTCAACGTAGATTAATCGTAGCTCCTGTTGCTGTAAGTGGAGTCAAAGAATCTGGATGGCAGATTATTAGTGTGAAATAATGCTGAAAGAGTATGCATTTGGACTACATAATCGTCACCATTTCGGAAAACCAGAAGATGCAACTACTTGGGAGTGTATAGCTCAAGATACATTTGTGTCACTTTGGGATTATGATGAACATGTCGTAGAGTTTGTTAAGGAAAAAAAGACCTTGGCTAACTATGATGGCTTACTATTCATGCCTGATGAATTCTTGTTAGACGTAGATGGTGAAAATCCTAAGAAAGCACAAGAGAAGGCTATTGCCCTTGGATTGCTTTTGGAAGATTACAATATACCCTATCAACCTTACTTCTCTGGTCGTGGGTTTCATTTCGGTATCCATAGTACAGCATTTCGATGGAAACCTGATAAGAACCTACATGTAAAGGTCAAAGAAGCATTATTGAATAAGGATATATGGTCATTTGCTGACTCAAGTGTATCTGACAAAACCCGTATAATACGTCTTGTAAATTCTCTGAATAGTAAGTCTAAATTATGGAAGATTCCATTGACTGTGGCTGAACTACAAGGAAATATAGATACTATATTATTGATGGCTAAGAAACCAAGGAAGAAGTTCGCTTATACTGAACTAGAGTGCGAACCTGTCTTTGATGCCTTGAATGTTAAGATTAAGAAGAGTGGTAATACCACAGAACTTCTTGGTTCTAACCCTGACCCATCACATTATACCTGTATCCAAAAGATGGTTGCTGGAATCAATCCTGAAGATAAGAGACATCCTGCTGCTCTACGTATAGCCTCTCACCTGAGATGGAGATACCCTGAGAGTGTGGTGCGTCTTATCATGGAAGATTGGAGACAGCGACATGATACGGTGGAAGACCGCAAGTTTAGTAGTGATGAAATGGACAAAATCGTGACCTCATGTTATAAAGGTCATAATGGAGAAGGCTATAACTATGGTTGTAGTGACTTCATGAAAGATAAGTTCTGTTCATCCTCTTGCAAACTCTTTAAAGCCAAGAAAAGTACAACTCAGATGGATGCTAAAGCTATGGAGAAATTTGTTGTGGAGTATTTCACATCAGGTGCCTCAAAGCGCGGTATCAATTTAGGTCATACTTACGAAGGTGTAGACTTTCCCATCAGACCGGGAGAAGTCGTTATGATACAAGCACCACCTAAATCTATGAAGACCATGCTATTGCTGAACTGGATTAATGCCTTCAAACGTCCCACGTATATGCTGGAAGGAGAAATGTCTCCACTCCAGATATGGATACGGAATGTCATGATTGAGACAGGTTGGACAGAAGAGCAAATCGCCGAACACTATTCAGAATACAGAAATGGTCTTGAAGATAAGTTTGATTGGTTGACAGTTGATTATAACATGGGGTATCCTCAAGAGCTTGGGAAACGTATCCAAATGCTCCCAAAGAAACCCGAAATTGTTGTGGTAGACCATATGGGTCTATTTAAGTCGAAGTTAAACGACCCCAATATGCGTGTTGAAGAAGCAAGTCAAGCACTCGTAGATGTTGCTCGTAATAATAATGTAATCATCTTTGTTATCTCGGAAGTCAGTAAGTCGGCTTTCCATGAAGGACTAGATATAGCCTCATCTAAGGGCTCGTTTAGAGTCGCTTATAATGTAAACAAGGTAGTATCCCTTGAACCCCGATACATGAAAGGCACAAAAACAATGCGTGGCTTACGTGTATACTCAACTGCTAATCGAGAGAAAGAAGAGTTCGATTGTGAGTTGAGGTTAGAAGGAGTGAGATTAGATAAAGTTGGCTAAACCAAAAGAAAAAAGTATAAGTCCACGAAGGACATTTGATGACATAGCGACTGACATCATGCTTCTGCAATCAGATATGCGTATGGCTGGAGATGAGGAAACTGAAAAGTATCTTCAGGTACAGCTAGAAGAACGCTTTACTGAATTAGCAGAAAAAGAAGATGGTGTTTATTGGTATTTCCAAAGTAACCAGAAGATGGTTGAGATGATGGATGACCAAATAAAAAAGCTCACCAGAGCAAAAAAGACATTATCGAACAAACAGGAGTTTATTAAGGGCTTAGTGCTGAGACACTTTGAAGCTACTGGTACAACTCCAAGTCATAGTGAATTTAATCCTATAACGGTACGGGACGGGAGAGCTGCTGTCAACATCACTGATGAGAGCAAGCTACCTCGTGAGTACATGAACATGGTACAATCGTTTAAGCCTGATAAAAGACGTATCCTTGAAGCATTAAAAGAGGATAAGGAAATTGCTGGGGTTGAACTGGTTTATAGGCCATTTGTTCATGGATTGAAACCCGCACCCGGAGAATAAATAAAATCTGCCCACAACAAGATGAAAATAACCAAGCTATGTTAAAGCATAGCGCAACAAGTGATTTATAACGTTCTTTGATTAACTTCTCTTAGGAGAAATGATTGATGAAGTTTAAGCCCTGTTGCTGGTTAGTTTGAGTCCTGCACGTGATATATCGAAGGCCTAAGTGGGCAGAGCCTTCACTACTTCTTAATACAGAAAGAATCAAACATGGCTAAAAGAAACAAAAGATGCCCCGTTTGTGACACAACCTTGCTATTCGACACTCATACAGAGATGCCGTACAGAGTTCAAGGTAAATTAATATGGATGCACATAAAATGCCGAGAGGCAATTAAAGAAGTTAGGAAAACTAATAATGTCAAAAGACCAAAATAAATCGAATGTAATAGGCTATGAACTGGATGATTTCATTGATGAGTTCTTCACAGAGCATGAGTCACGTAAGAATCACTACATGAAGATTATACCGGGTCTACAAACTCTGACAAAGGAAGATGCAGCAGAAGTCTTCAAAGATTTAGCACAACGCTATGTCTACTCAGAGTTTTATGTTGATTTTAAACAACAGGGAATAAAGGCCCTACGTCGTCGTTTGAGAAGGCGTGAACCCCTTAAAGGTAAAAACTAAATGAACTATAAATATAAATTTGATTTAGGTAAGAATGCTGCAATAGAACACATGAGTCATGCTATCAGAGGTGTTGCTACACTGAAGGATGGTGATGAAGTGGACTATGGACTTGATGGTGCTCATGGAATTGTACTGCACTCTAAGATTATGAGAGCTTCAGATATTAATAATCAGTTGTTACAGAATTATTACTATCCTGCTGGACGAGAGCGCAATATATTCTTAGCGAAACTCACTGCTGATTGGCCTGATTTCAAACCTAATGAGATAATTACCCTAGTCTTTATGAATACTAAGGCAGATTTAAAGCGTAAACCTACGCCTCCACCTGTCGCACCTCCGAAATCCTCAAAGAAGAAAGCCCCTGCTAAGAAAGCAAAGGCTAAGAGTGTCTCATCCAAGTAAACAAAAAGGGAATAGGTTTGAAAAAGAATGTGTAGATAAGGCTAAAGCTGAAGGTACTCCTGCTGTAAGAGCATGGGGTTCTAATGGTAGAGCTTTGGGAATGCATGAGGAAGTTGATGCTATTATAGGTCATAAGAGTTTCCGAGTGCAGAACAAGGTTCGTAAGTCTATCGCTTCTTATATGCAACCCCCTGAATCATGTGACGTTGCTATCATAAAGCAAGACAGAGGAGAGATTCTCGTCGTCATGAGATACCCTCTCTTTCTGAGCATGGATAAACACTTAGATGACGAATTTGAGATAGAGCGTGATGAGTAGAAAAAAACAAGCGTATAGGTTCTTTATAGAATTGGCTGAACTGTGTATCCAATTGGCAAGGATGGCGAATGGAAGTGACACATATCAACTTCTAGAAGTACTTAATAGACGCATAACCGACCAAAAAAACCGTCTGAGGAATGATAGATAGCCACTATCTGTCTTTCTCTGCCTCCTAGAGTCGAGAGGGGAGTCATTAATTTGGCTCCCTTTAAGACCCTCATAAATAAGGAATAAAACATGAGTAGAGTACATTTCCTAGCAGACCCTCACTTTGGACATAGAAACATTTTGAAGTATCGTACTCAATTTAAGAGTATAGCTGAACACGATAATTATATTGTAGAAAGATGGAATAATGCCATTGGTAAAAATGATACTGTCTACCTTCTTGGTGATGCAGCATTCACTATGGAATCACTGGAAATCATTAGAAGTCTCAGAGGTCAAAAAATACTCATTCGTGGGAATCATGATACTCTTAATGCTGCTTATTATCTTTGGGTTTTCAAGGATGTTTTAGGCTCTATAAGCTATAAGAACACATGGCTTTCACATATACCTATTCATCCATCTGAAATGCGACGAAAGATACTAAACATACATGGACACACACATCATAAGATAATTGATGACCCTATGTATTTTAGTGTATGTTGCGAACAAATTGATTATCGTCCTATTGCTTGGTCAGAAATACTCAAGAGGACTGATAACGAAGTTTAGTGGTAGAGGGTGAGAGTCGTTACAGATAAGACTTTCGATGGGAGCGAGGGGTGTAGTGTGCGTTTCGTGTTTCGTAGTCTGTACTATGAGCATGAAGTTCGATACATCGTTTATGCCACTAATTAAATTGGAGCAAAAAAGAACACCTGCCAGATAAACGGGAAGTCACTGGTTCAACTCCAGTTACCGCATTATAGCGATGATACCCCTAGGGGAGTAAGTTAGAAGCGGTATAGTTCAGTCAAGAGGCTGCTCCAAAAACTGAAAAGGGGACATGAAATACTGTCCCCTCTTCTTTTGCACTCGTGGCAACCAACCACTAACCAAATTATAAGTTTTTAAGTGATTTTAATGCTGCTTCTCTCCGCTTTACTGACAACGAAGTACCACCTCTAGGTTTAATTTCCGGTAATCCTTTCACCTTATTATAACCCTTTTGAATACCACCCATCAATTTCTCATGTAAGTCATTGATATACTTTGGTGGTTTGTACATTCCTGTTTCTATTCTGAAGGCTTTTTCCCATTGACCATTAGTAAGAGCTGGTATAGTATGCCATGCTGACCTAGCTGCTTGGATATTAAATATTCTTGCAACTCGATACCACCAGTCAGGGTCATTTGTATCTTTCTCAAGACCCATTCTACTTTCAATAGACTCTGGGGTAAGATTAATAAAATCAAATAGTTCACCCGCAGTTAATACATCACTTACGAAAGGCCCTAAGTTAGCTAAAGCAGGATGTTTACCATAGTAGGTATTCCATTTCTTCTCTAGTCCTTCTTTAGTACTTTCATCTGCTGTTATCCATTCATATAGCTTACTTGCTTCAGATGCTATTGGGTTCTCCACTAGTCCGTCTGACTTTTTATCATCTCCAAACATCTCCGCTAAACCACCTACACTAAAGCCTGAAATCATTGCAAATAGTCCTGTTCCAATGGTTTGTATAGCTACACTACGCATCATTCTTGCGATAGATGGTGATACAATAGTCTTAGAAGCGTCTAGAGGGTCTATTGCTGTCCAGTTACCGCCCTTGATATCACCTAGTCCATCTTTCATTAGATTGAACATTAGGTCGAAGTATGCAAATTTAAAATGCTGGAACTGTGTAACTATCTTGGAAGCACCTGCCATTTTGCCCATATATCTCTGGTCGCCCCGGTTGATTCTAGATTTAGCCCAGTTATCATAATCAAAATGAAGTGTTTTCACCATTTCAATAGCGTAGTTACCAGATATATCTTCAATGTGGTCAAATAATTGTTTACGGGTAGGGACTTTACCATACCTTTTCATAAGAACTTTTTCATAATGAGCTTGTCTACCTGACTCTATATCCCATTGTGAAGCAAAGGCTATTTCAAATGTATTCTGCCTATTCTTATTCTCAGCCCATCTCATTGTAATAGCAGAAGCGTTAGCAGCCTCTCCCATCTTCCTTGAAACTTCACGTAGAGCATTGCTAGAACGGTCAATTATTAGCTCTCCTCTTTCGTTAATAGCGAATCCTTTTGGAACCATATAATAGTCAATGGAACCAGCAGTAGCAGCAGATTGTCCAGCCTCTACTGTTCGTGATGCCTTTTCAATATCTCCTGTAAGAGCATATCTTTTTAGTTGTCTATCTAACATTTCTTTATTATTACGATAAGCATCTCTGTTCTCAGTAGCGGTTGTTTCACGACTGTTATGACCTGCAAGGAAATTGTCTCTGTTCTTATACCCTTTCCCACCAAACCATACCCAGTTAAATAACCCTTGACCCCTATTTTTTAATCCACCCTTGACACTTAATCCAAGTTTAGATATATATTCAAAACCATTGATGATTTGAACCATGTAATCCATGCTGTTCATTTCACCTCTAGTCTGATTGAGTGTACTGCCACGTATTTCATTTAATACATCTAGAGTATACTCAGAGAAATTGGCTAAATCACCATTATCTTTTGCTCCTTGTGATGTATTTACCTTACGAATATGTTTGAGAGCATCGTGGGTAGCATCCATAAAAGCATAATTTACTCTTGACTTAAAGTTATAGTTTGCAACGTCTTGAACATACTTATTGAGATAATATACTGGGTCTAGTGCTATGTACTTATCAGTATTACCTCTTGGCTTTGCAAATCCGGGTAGTATCTGGTCGGTAATCATAGACTGGATTCTCTCAGCAATCTCACTAGGCTTTTGCCCTTCAAACTTTGCTCCATGTTTCTTCATAGCTGATTGGGGGTTCTGAGCATAATCTGATAACTGCCTAACAGCATTAGTCAACTCAATAACATAGTGTGGCGAATACTTTTTAATGCCAACTGCTATTTCCTCAGTAACTACCTCCCTACCATCTACCATTCTACGCTTTGTAACCATGATAGGTTTGGTAGTACGAGATTCGGGGTCATATATTCTCATGTCTTTAACCATGTGAGTACCAGTACCCATGTCAGGTATACGTTGGTTAGCATCTACACTTGTTTGAAATAGCATTGAGGACATAGCTTCATCTAGCATCTTCATAGAACTCTCGATACCAGCCCTATCACTTGAATCAAATCTCATACGCTGTAATGTTCTACGTGTGGTAAACAAGGCATTATGTAGATTACGAGCCATGTCAGTACGAAGTGTATTCCAATGCCCTACAATCTTTTCTTCCCAAGGCTTATTAGGGTCAGGTTGTTTCGTAAACTCCAATAGGTCACGAAACCTAGTAAGCATTTCAGCCCCATTTTTCTTGCCACCCTCTAGTGATGGGTCACCTATTAACTTAGTAATATCTCTCAAGACCTTACCTGCATCTTCACCGGGCTTTGCATCTAATAAGGCACGTTCAAGTTCTTGGAAGTTCTTGTATTGAGATTTATCGAAGTTCATATCTGACATCATTTTTTGCATACCCTCTAGCATACCGTTGATATGTCCAGTAGCATCTCTCAAGGTACGTTGGTTATAACTATTTGATTTCTCAAATTCACTTATCATTCTAGCACCACCGGGGAACTTAGAAGCAATAGCCTTCGGCAATTTAAACCAATGCCCAAACCAACTCTCTTTCTTCCCTAGATTATTAACAAACTCATTGACACCACGAATGTACCTATCTGCATCCCTCTTATCTATTGGGATATTATCAGGGTCAAAAGGATTACCGGTATACTTCTTCCAGAGCCATTTGTGTGTCTCTAAGTCCTTGTCATAACCATATAGCTTAGATGCTGCATGGTTGGATAGTACTGATGCACCTTCTTCAACAACTCGTTTTAGCTGTCTTGCGGTTTCGTCTGAGGGAACCCTAGAATTACCTGCTGCTCCTCTACATCCTGCTACTGGCATTATTCACATCCTTTTTCATATAAGTGACTATACTCTTTGGTTAGTTTGTCTTTCAGTGATACCTCTGTACCCTCACCGTATCCACCAGCATGTTTACCAGCATCTCTTACTGCTGGAGTATCTTCATGTATGGCTCTAGCAGCACTAATAGTTCTCTGCTCTTTTGAACCCCATATGGATGCTACTGATTCGGCTATCTGAGAATCACTTGGTCTTAGGTTTCTACCTCCGACAACGTTTTCAGTCAGATGATACAGCTCTATTGGGTCGAGATGGTAAGTCCCGTTCATATAGGCTGCCATTAAGTCTGCTGCCAACTCATCTTTGATATTTTCATGAGTCATCCAAATAGGTATTTCTTCTTTTGTTAGCTGGAATATCTTTAATGGTCTCCTCACATCCTCTAGCCTGCGTTGTGCCATTACATCACCCATTATAGTAGGGTTATTCTGCCTTAATAACTCAACAGTCATTCTCTGTATAATATCGGAATGTAAATCACGGGCTAGGTCTGGGTGTATTAAATCAGAACCCTTGCCTGCCATCATCTTATCAAGAGTAGCAAGTACAAGTTTCTCATTATGTCTATTACTTCTATATGCTTCATGAGTAATATACTGTCCATTAGCGGGGTCATAACCAGTAACTGCCATTTTCTTATTGTCAATCACTGGTGTTAAGAGCCTAAATAACAACTGTTTAACTCCATCTGCTCCTGCTATTTCATGTGCTCTACCCATATGGCGAGCAAGTACATGTTGCTGTAATTCACTTACAGTTCCCCATTTATCAGAACTCATTGGAGCAAACCTATCATTAAGTAGGCTAACCTCAAACAGTTCCTCTGGCATACGTTCTGCAATATCATTAATCCTGTCACGAGTTCCACTATATTCTAGGGATGGTAAATCACGAGCAAAGGCTTTAGCAAATGCTCTTCTTGATTTCAGTACTACATCATGTTCAACTTGTAGCTCCCTTGGGTTATAGATGACAACATCGCCCTTGTTTAACCATTCTCTTTTACCCTTGCTTACACGCCTAAAGTTGACAACTTCATTATTCTTGATAGTGTAAATATGAGCAACCTTGTGGAATAAACGATTTTCTGACTCTGGGTTAGTAATCATAGTCCCTCTAGCCTCAACACGACCATTCAACTTTTCATTGATAATGCCAATAGCCTCTGTATGAGCTTTCATGACCTTCAGTAACCTATCATATTTAGAGGTGTTAGTCTGCTTGAAGTGACGCATCTCTTCTAATCTGTCATTGATTCTCTGTGCTTCATAGCTTATCCAGCCCATTTGAGCCCAATCTGATTCAGTACGAATGTATGTGTTCAATGCTGATGTCATTGTCTGCCTGTCATAATTGAACTCACCACTAAGCATGTTCGTAATAGTAGCATCAGTAGCAGGTTTTTTTCCATTAATCTCTCTATTGAAATATCCAGCCAGCTCTTTCATTCCTTGAGCTAGTGGGTGATTACTGGTAGACTGTTTACCTGTTGATGTAGCTCCTAGCCACTCCAGTAGATTCTCAGCTATTCCTGCTGTGTGATTAAGCTTGGCTCCAGTATTCCTATCTGTGAAGTTAGCATGGTTCTGAACCTTACGTATCACATCATTATAAGATGATACTAGTTCTGTAACGCCCATCTTGCGTTGAGTACCATTTGCCATAGTCTCTGTCATGTTCTGAAGGTTGAAGAACTGACCTAATGGTATCATTAGCTCTGTCATTTCCTTCTGTAAAGTACGTCCAGTAGATTCTTCCCTTGCATCAATCCAACCGAGTTCTTGGTCACGCCTTTCAATCTTTAGGAAGCCATTATCTCCAAACCATATAGCCTTACTTGCGCTAAATTCACTTGGAACTTCTGGTGTAGCCTTGTAAACATCAATAGTCGTTTTAATCAAGTTCTTCAAGTAGGCTAGTGAATTGATATACTCACCACCATCTTTAAAGGTGACCCTAAACCTATCTTTAGACCTGTTCACATGGTCATTAAACATTTCTATGCCGTCATTGACAACAGCATGGCTTACTCCACCTTTTTCATTGACTTCATAGCTACGTGCTAGGCCGGGCTCAATACCATCTAAGCCAGCTCTAGATACTAACATATTGTATATCATGGTAGCTGCTGAGTGTTGTCTCACAATTCCACCACGCATACCTTCAAGGTGAGCTATGTAGGCATTTTTGGTAGTCATATCACTAGAGTTGTCAGCTAAGACAGACTTCATAGCAGTATCAAATAACTTACCTGTGGCAACATCTTGATACCCAGATAGATTGTAGATGTCCCTTACAACCGCACCCGGTAAAGCGAAGAAACTCGCACTCTTATCAAGGTCAAAGTCAGCATCCTGTGGGTCTACAACGTCTAGGTAGTTCATTTCACTAACTGGGCCTCGTTTAGCACTTAATAGTTTCTCTACCTTAGTGATAACGCGGTCTGACATTCCAGCCATAGGTGTACGCAGGTCAACATTAGCAACGTGGATTGCTTTGAATCCAGTCTTTTTAGCTGCCATTCGACCGCCGTTAGATTTATAGTCTTGTCCTTGTAGTTCTGTACCTTCCCAATATTCACCATCTAAGTGAGCTACTAGGTCAGCTATATTCATACCTTCAAACCCCTCTAGGGCATCAGCATAAGCCTTCTTAAAAGCACCATTAATGCGAGCATCTAGCTCTCTGCCAACTGCCTGACGTTTTGCACTACCAAAGATTTTATCTCCAGCCTTTTGTCTCATAGCAGTCAAGTGAGGCCCCATTACAAAGCCATCATGAGTTACTACAATGTCGTCACCAGATTTTAATGGTTCAAAGCTCATATCTTTCTTGCTTCCGTATTCACCAAGTATAGCATTCATCTCGGCAGCCTTCTCTGGTGTAAGCGTCAGGATGAGCGATACACCCTGTTTGTCACCCATACCCTTGATACCACCTACAAAAGTCTCTTGATGCTCTCTGTATGCCTTTCCGGAGCCTCCAAACATGCGTTGGTATCCTTGACCTGAACCACCTTCGATAATTCTTAGGGGCATTGACAGGTCTGTTGCTGCTGTCATGACATTGTAGCCACCATAAGGCGTTCTACTGGTCGTGAAGTTTCTATTGCCTAGATACTCAGATACAAGCATTTTATCAGCTTGAGGAATCATATATTCAAATACTGGAACACCACCAGCCTCTAGTACGCCTTCAATACCCATAGACCTAGCGAATAAATCACCTCTATTGAGTGCTGAGTTGCGTAAGGTAGCCATTGATGACCTAAAGCTCAACGGATTAGAGTGCATGTCCTTATAAGACCTTAGTAAATCAGATACAGCTCCCAAGCTACCCGTCATATCATTCAAGGCTTTCTGCCCTTCATTAGATAAGTGATTACCGAACGCTGCTGTGAGTGTTCCATCATGGTCTGTTGAGATACTCTTGAGAAGAATAGCCTCATTAGGAATCATGGTGATTAAATCTTTACCTGCACGTGCCATAGGGTCAACCAAGTCCATCAAACCCTCTCCGGGGTTCTTAAAACTGTTGTCTGTCTCTGCTGGTGTAATCCTCAGTCTCTTGTCTAAGAACTGTTGGCCTTTTCCTGCCTTAGTTTTGTTGATCTTCATAGCAGAGCTAAACGTAATAGAATCAGTCTTATAGGTCTTTCCATCAGGATTCTTCATCATGGCATCCATCATTGGATTAAACTTAAAGGCTGTCTTACCAACCTGTACTGATACCGAACCATCTTCTCCAAACTCAGAGTTCATCACTGTTGGTTTAATAACAGCTTGAAAGCCTGTAACCTCACCCTTTTCATTAAAGGTAAACCAATCCTTACTGCCACCTCTGGTCAACAAGAGTGCTGCCATGTGGGGTAGTGAAAGATACCATTCACCATTAACTACTGAAGCATCTGCTGTTTGGTAGTTCTGCATTTGTATTTCAAGCATAGCATCTGCATTTTCAATAGAATACCCATTGTCAATAAGCTGTTGCTTGAGCTGTGCTTTACCACGTTGATATATGCTAAAGAACTTTTCACCTTGACCATCTTCATCTTCGATTTCAATAGTACGCATATGTTTATTCTTCACCATCTGTGACTTGAAGTGCTTTAAAATATTCAGCATTTCCTTATCTTCACCAGCATACTTGTCCCAATATCTCTCAGTGACCTCGACTGTTGTTTTATCAAGAGCAAGACCATTACGAGCATTATCTAACTTAGCGTATTTCAATAGCTTAGCTATCTTCTCTGGTGTCGCAGTTCTCTCTATAAACATTGCCTGTACTTCATGTGGTACAGCATCAATAGCTCTAGTTAGGTACACTAGCTTTTCCAGTACCTCTAGACCATTCTTGCCATTCTTATCAAAGCCAATATTCTCAAAATATCTGTCAACTAATTCTGGACTATCTACTAGCGCAGAAAGCTGTTTCCGTATACGTGATTCTGGGTTCTTCCAGACCTCACCAGCAGTACGTAGGCCACGAGCCGACATCACAATAGTCGTTCTGTCATCGAGTTCTAATACTCTAAACTGTGGTTTATTGCCTTTACCATCCCCAACTAAGGTACTTTGGAGTCTCTCAAGTATTTGGGAACTCTCCACATCCATAAATTGATCTAATGGAATGTCAATACCCATACCCTTCGCGGCATTGATAGCAATCGCATCTCGTAGCCCTTTGTCTAATCCTCTTAGCTGTCTCTCACCAATAACAGCCTGTTGTCCTAGCATCATGATAGACCCATCAAAGTCAGTTAGACCTAATTGATGTTGAAGTCTATTGATACCCCTATGCCAACGTGATGTGACTGTCATCCCAGCATTAAAAGTACCGTTTTGACCAGTCCTATCGGGAGCGTTATAGCTCAAAGTAAGCATTTGTTTTCTATTGATTTGGTTCATAATAATCTGCATAACATCTGAATGAAAGTCAGGTCTACTATTTCCACCCATACGCCCAGCCATATCCTCAACAAATGGGAAAATAATAGATTCAACAATATCAGCAGCTTCGACATATTCTTTAGTCTTTTCGTTAAAGAACAACTGATTAGCAGCATTATCTCTATCATAAGCTACCCTGCCTTTACCGATTGCATACTGAACCTTTTCAGTTAATGATGCAAACCCTTCTGGAGTCACACCGTAATCAGAATACTTTGCTATAAAAGCACTCTCGCTGATGGTACTAGAATGTGATGACCAAGGACGCGTGTGTATTGGTCGCCCATTAGCTCCGTAGTGGTCATCTATCCACTCAGGAACTTCATAATATTCATCTAGCCTTGTCTCTTCCATGTATTTCTCAAGTGACCCATTCATTATGAGTTCAGCTTCCATCAAAGCTTCCTTCAAAGGCTCTGCTTTTATACCTTCATAGCGACTCAATTTAGACTTTAATGCCTCTAACTGTCCAAGCCTTGTCTCAAGGGTACGCAAACCAATAGCATCACCAGTCGCAACCATCCACTCAATAGTGTGTTGGATACGTCCAGTAACCTCTGCTAACTCTACTAAATGATTACGCATAGTTGAAGTCGAGGCATCTTCTTTCCATTGCTTTGAAGATAGTGTAATTCTTTCAACTTCAGTACCCAAGCCACTAATGGCTTCAGCTACCTGCCCAATTCTCCGGAGCCTATTAGCATCAGTTGATTGGTTCAAACCTATAATAGTATTCATTAATTCCATTGGTTCAAGGAAGTTTGGTATCTCTCCACGAAACTCAATCATTTGAGCTCCATTACGTTGACCTTCTCTCAATGGTATTTCAATGTTGTCTCTATAAGAGTCTATTTCTTTTCTTGTCTTAGCATCAAGTGGGCCATCACGACTCACTAACTGCTCTATGGCACTAGAATCTAACATTAAGATTTTGCCATTAGAGTGAGTGACTAAGCCTCGCATCTCTATCATGTTCTCAGAATTGAGGATAGTAGCAAAGATATTACGCAAACCCGGTGTTGCTTTAGCAAGAGTCTCTCTCGCATACTGGTCTAAACCTGATGCCATAAACTCTTGGAAGTATCGTTCGCTACTAAAGATGTCACCAAACTCTCCCTCTAGGGATTTTTTAATGCTCTCTACGTGCTCAATACCACCTTTATCAAGAGCAACTGCTCCTCTATCTCCTTTGACATGGAAAAGCTGATAGGCTTTATTCATGCGGGCTATAAAGTCCATTGTGTCTTGGTCAACTACCTCATCAGCAGCAATCTTTAGCTTGGAAGAGTTATTGTATAGCTTCCGCAACTGTCCCAGTAGTTCAGCTTCGTTACCCTCACCCTTGCCACTCATCATTCTATAAGCATTGCGATTTCTCACATGGAGCTTATGTGTCTGAATGGCATGCCAAATTGGTGTAGATTTCAGGATATTAAAATCATAGAACTCAGTATCTTTTTCACGGTAGCCTACAATGTTATCACGCCAGCTACTATCTTTAGTACCGAATACACGCTGATGCAATGCTTCGGTATGCTGATTGAATACGTTCTTAAAGGCTTTGTTGAACTCTGGGTCTGTAAGTATCTGACCCTCAGTCTGTGAGTCATACGCTCTACCAGTACCTCGCTTTAGAAGACCACTCTTCTCAGCAATCTTCATAGCTTCACGTAAGACCGTGGCCTCTCTGTGTGTTTCTCTACGGGCAATCATATCAGTCAGCATGCGGTACATGCTCTCTGGCATTACTAGATTCCCGCTATCGTCAACATCTACTTCCCTTCCTAGGGCTTTCAGACTGTCTTTGATATAGTTACGCATAACATCATTGATGTCTCTTGTAACCTTGCTTACCGCGTCGAACCGCGCTTCTTCGATTAAGTCTGTTACGTTTTGAGCATTAAGTTTATGGTCTTTAATACGGCTAGTGGTCAGCTCTGCTACATACTGCATAGCTTCTTCTTTTGTCATTGGCTTAATTAGCTCATGTGTAACTTGTCCTCGTGTAACAGCTCTCTCAAGTTCTGATGCCACTAAAATTTGTTCTTCAATGATGCGATTAGCTTCAGCATCAAGTGGGTGTACGCCTTGTTCATCACGCATCCATTCCATCCATGTGCGTTTTTCACCTTGGTCTGCGACACCTAATGACTTAACATATTCCTCTTTAGAGGTTAGCTTGGAGTTCACAATGTCAGATGCAGTTTTAAGCTCAGCCTGTACTGCCTCTGAGTTAATCTTCCGTCTAACCTGCTGGAATGTATCGTGTTCAGCGAATGCTAAAGCAACATTATCCCAACTAGAAGCCTTGACACCCATCATCTCTAATGTTTTCATGGTGTGAACAAATTCCTGAGAGTTAGCTCTAGTCTTTGTTGCAGCATACCATTGAGGCATTGGGTCTTTACCTGCGAATCTATGCCCTCTCTTAGCCCAGAGCATCCCTATCCATTGGTCATAGATGAGTTTATCAATAGGATAGTCCTCAGTGCCAAGTATACCCTGCTTGTAAGCTTCATAGTATCCAGAGCCATTCATAATGGTAGCCCCAACCATTGCCCTAGTAAAAGACTTCATACCATCTTCAGCAATCTCTTTCATCATTACTGGTACTAGCTTTGGTAACTCAGCACGCATACCCTTCCATATCTGCCTAAATGCCTTGGTTGCTATGGCTTGGTCTGCCTTACTCATTGTAACCCAAGCATTTGTTAGCATGTCATCAGTCAACTCTGGAGCTGAAGACCTCAAGGTAGCCATAACTGACGCATCAATCTTGCTACCACTAGAAAACATTGTCCTTAATGCTGTTTGCATATTCTTAGGGTTCAGAGATGCAGCAGGTTTCATTCTGTAATATAGTGCTGATAGAATAGCTTTCCCATCTGCGACCATACCTGACTTGCCAAACTGTACTGCCTTGCCTCCGGGTAAGAACCTTGCTGGGCCTAAAAGCCCACCGACAACTACTCCATGCAATGCATTAGAATACCA